GTCTTTTAGTGGGCTCTGTGAACGCCCTGACAGGGGGGATCTACGGCGGAGATGCACCCTCAATTATTTTCACACCCCCCGAAGCATCACATAAATATCTTCTGGCTGGTGTATGCTTATGCACTTCTCCGTGACAAGTACGGCATAATAATTGAAGATTAGACCAGTCCAATGTTATTGACGGATCGTTGATGTTCCAGGGCTCTATGTGTTTTTTATGATGGACTATTTCACCGGGAGAAATAACCCCCCGCTCGTAGCATCGTTCACATAGGCCGCCTTTACTTTTCTTATAGGCGTTTTTTGTAAGCTGCCATTTTTTTGATTTGTAAAAGCGCTCCGCAAAATCTCTCATAGTAATATAAAAGACGGGCCTGTTATCATTGCCCGTCTTTTTGCCGTTATCATTTTATAACAGAAAATTGTCCCGTGAACGCCGATTTTATATTTTTTGAGCTAATGTGTAATAGAATACCCGGCGCATCGTGTAGTATCTGGCTTTTCCACAGGGTATGCCTTTTCTTTCTAATTGCCAATAGTTCACACCGTGACATACGCCCAGCAATAGATACTTACGTTCTCTCTTGTTCTGTGTTGCCGTGTCTAATGCGCCATTGATCTTGTCGATTTTCTCCTGAAGCTCCGCTCGTAGCATTGCCGTTTCTGCCGTGGCATCATAGAGATTGGATGTCTGTATCTTGTCCTTATCGTACCGGATAGCCTGGCTCGTGTCAGCGTTTGCGATTGTCTGCAATTCTTCCAGTAGATAAGGATAGCGTAAGGCATAATGGATAGCTGTCAGATATTCTTCTTTTGGTAGATAGTATTTGCTTTTCTTTGAAGGTGTCCGATAAAATCCCATAGTGTTACCCTCCTATTTCTACTAAGCTAAGTTTGCTTAGATAGTTGGCCCGTTCACTCCACGCATAGAATTCTTCCCCCGGCGTAAGTGTCCGATTAAGCTCTATATCCTTATAGGTCTTTATGGCTTTGACCTTAACCATCTTCTCAGGGATATAATCATTCCGTGGCGTGGTATCTCCCAGCACCTCACGCCATTCAGCGATAGCCTTTTCATCATTCGTGATCTGGTATCCCTTGAAGCCTGGAGCATTCAGGATGATATTGGTATCGATGCTCAGGTCTTTCGGAATGATGTATCCGTCCTTTTCATCCTGAAAGCCCAGCTCGTGAAGTATGGGAATATCAAAAGCTATCACGGGAACGCCCACGGATAATGCTTCAGTAATTGAGTAACAGTATGCTTCATTCTCTGAGAGATGCACCAGATAGTCAGCGTGTTTTAGAAATCCCCGGACATCATCAACCGGATCAAGACGGATAAGGTTTCCCGGTGCTCCGTGTAATTGTGAAGCAGAGAAGTAAAACCATAAGAAAGGAACGTGCTGGCGGTTCAATAACTCTGCAAAAGATATCATCCATCTATCCTGATCGCCTTTATCCGTTGCCCCGATCCTTGTGGTACTCATTAGAATAAGTGACTTCTTAGGACTATTGGGATTGCATAGATTATAGATAACCCGTCCTTCATTATCCGTGAATGACCTCCGAGCGGTCTCCGATACGAATATGCAATCCTTCGGGTCCCGTTTAAGCTCCCTGGTTCCCCCTTTAGTACAATGAACCACTTGATAGAGCTGCTTATATTTGACCTCTTCAGGAATGGTATCCCCGATCCGCATCATCAAGAGCGTGTCGCAATAGATCGCCGGATAACTTCCACGCCTTACCACCCGAACTATAGAACGCAGCCGATTGATATCATTCGTATTTAGGAAGTCGTGAAGGACCGTTATATCGTAATATTTAGACATATTCCCGCAAAAATTATGGATAAACGTGGTAATACCGTCAAAGCCGGATGTTCCGTTCACGTATATAACTACCTGAGTGCTAAACGGCGACTGGATGATCTGAACCAGTCCTGAAGGTTCTCCCCTTAATTCGTGCGCCCAGGTCCGATATGGCGCTGATATCTGACAGTACTTTGATAGTTCCGGCATCTGATTATCGTAAGTAAACAGGAATACAATATCCTTTTTATCAGCGGCCTTTATTTCATTTAAGAGCTCTGTATTATCAGCTTTAACCTCTGGAATGTGATAGATGATTTTCTTAGTATTCTTCAGGCCACGTTTGTATAGCTTTGTCTGGCTTCCCTTGACTGTAGTCCGATAGAAGTACATATATGAGGATATAAAGTCACGCTTGCCACGGGATAGATCCAGATGGCGGGTAAATTCCTCATCCTCTCCGACATCCTTATCTTCATTAAAGCGTAAATCCCCGATAAAGGTCCTCTTGAATAACCGTGTGCATACGGATGGATTCTGTAATGATTGGGAACTTGTCACCTTGCAATTAAACTGAGCCCCTTCCGGTGTAAGCGATTTCCAGGAAAGCTCGATATAGTCGGGATCGTGTTTTATATGTTCAATGATGTTTTTCACGTAGTCCCGTGCCACAATATCATCCGCATCGATGAAGGCCACATATTCCCCTTTAGCTTTTTCAAGTCCAATATTCCGTGCAATCGAAGGGCCTTTATTTTCTTTTAGGCTTATCACATTAAGCCATTTATAAGATGTTTCGAATGGTTCCTGGCTGCCATCATCCACAAGTATCACTTCAACTTCATCTGTGATCTGGCGATCCAGCACGTGAAGAAGCTCATCTGTATATTTCTTTACGTTAAAATATGGAATTATAATTGATAGTAGTGTCATAGTTTTATCCTCTGGAAGTATTCAAGGTCCCCGCCGCCGTCTATGTCGCTAGTATAATCGTTTATTGCCGTGTAGTTCGTATAATTGATAATATTCAGCGGAGTGCGCTTTATGATCTGCCATAGTTCCCACATAATCGGCTGGCGGCGAAAATACCCTAAATTAGCTGCATTTTTACATTCTTCGATACAGATCTTAAAATATTGCTGATTAACCACCTTCACGGCGAAGGGCTCTGCAGACTTTTTCGGGAATTGACGGGAAAACGGCGGAGCGCTGGCGAAAAACTCAATGGAATCCGTCTCAGTATTTACAATGGTCTGAATGGCATCGGGAGAGAATACCACATCCCCGAAGATATAACAGGCGGGCTCATCCGTGGGATAAAAGGCTTCGCACCAGTAGCCCGTATAGTTATCATAGCCGTATGCCGTCCATTCATTCCGATGATGAAGGATAGGAAGGCCGATATCATCGAAGGCGGGATCATTAGTACTGATGGCGATATCCTCTATGTCATTTTCACGGAGTAATCGGATAGTCCGATTAAGGATCGTTTCATCCTGGATCTTCAGGAGCTGCTTAGGCGTGTTCCAATGGGGATAATTACCACCACACATTATGATGTATTTCATTCCTTATCCTCACTTTCCTGCGGCTCAACCATACGGCGTCCGCAATTAGGGCAATAGTTATCTTTATCTGAATTAAAAGCGTTGCACTTATCACATTTATATCCGTTTATAGTAGTCACTACATCACCCCATCTATCAACATCTGCTATCCAATGCCCCGTCTTTGGCTCTTGCGTGACGGGCGGCAACCTCTTTATTTTGTCGATTAACCGATGGTCAATAGACGATAATGTATCTCCTTTTTCTAAACATTTAATAACCGCCTGCCTGCTGATAGCGTCCTCGCAAGGCTCTTGTTCCTCACAATGACATACAATTTTCTTATATGCTTCATTACTGATTTCATCACACATATTCATTGAACCGATAAAATCTATTTCTTCTCTGGTCATTCTGCACCGTCCTCTCTGTAAGGCTCAATCGACCTCATATATTCCTCACGCTCTATATCATCCAAATCATCCCAAAAGTCATGCCATACATAATCTTGACAAGTACCTTCATCATTCAAGGTTATACTATCGGGATTTTCACAACCGCCGTCATCATTAAATTTGCAATCGGTTCTGCCGCAAAATATCATTCCGTCTTATCCTCCTGTATCATTAGCGGTCTATTATCAACCCTTTTAATCTGCCGCCGATATGAGATAGCATCTGCGATATCTGCTATATTCTGCGATACTCTCAATCTTAAATCCTTGTCATTAGTCCAAAATTCAATAGTTCCATCCTTTTTTTCTTTGAGCATATATTCAGTCATTCCGTCTTATCCTTTCTCTTATTCCTCTTGTAGTAATCCCTGTAATAATCCTTTCTATCCTTATAGGTGTCCTTACAATCGTCACAGACAGGCTTTTTACAGTTAAGACAATCTTTAATACGCTTATCTTTCATCATTTTTATCAAAAATCCTCCTTCGATTTTTTAATATAGGCTTATGCTTCGGATTCTGATGGGATTTCTTCATCCTTTCCTTCCATATAGTCAAATATATTGATCTGTCCTTTAATTTGTTCCCCTTTAGCGTTAAGATACCAATATTTAGGGTTTTCCCACGGAATATTAAGATAATCTAATACACGCCCCCATCCGTATAATTCTCCGTTATCATCCTTACAACACTTCCTCATCCAGTATTCCCATTCCTGGGGATTACGTTCATATAGACGGTCAAATCTATGAGGCCGTTGTTCAAGCTGAATACCAAATCCACACATTGAGCAGCCTGTTCTCTGTTCTCCGGTAGTAGAGTATTCATAATCCCCAAATTGATTTTTTTCGGGGCTTATTACCACATCCCCGTATATCTCCGGGATATGTACGTTAAGATCAACCGCTAAATGAACAATGTCTGAATGAAAATAAAAGGAAAAAGGGCAGCTTCGGGTGGTAGTTTTTCCGAAGTAATTACAGCCGTGTTCTTCAAGAGCATCCGCCCTCTGTCCACCTTCGGATGCCATCAGCCCCAAAAAGGGAACGGAATTATGCTCTTTTGCCCAGTTATCACAGGGGGCCTCTTTGAGATAGTAGCAACATTTATGCGATACTTTGAAATTCTCCGGCTTTTTATATCCAAGAGCCGCCCCTTCTTCATCAAGGCCACCGAAGAGCTTTAGATACCTCTGGGGAAGTTGCATCTTGCTATTTGTGGCAAAATGACCTTGCTCCCCGCATTCTCCCGTAATGATGGCGTGTCTTACTGTCTGATTTTCTTTAGTGGGATTTGCTATAGTGTTAATCTTATTTGCTATCTTTTTTGACAATACCGGAAAGCCCTCTTCCTGTAGAATGTTGGCCTTGCTTTTCAGAGGTTTTACTACTATACATCCCATATCCTTGTGAACCTTCTGAATACTTGCATCTTCAAGAGTGGATGCTGATACGAAAGGAACATCATTTTCATCGTATCCCATTGATCTGATTAAATAAGCTAAAACGATACTATCTAAGCCACCAACAGATACGTGTGTATTAAGTCCCCGTCTGCAAGCCTCATCTATGAAGTCACGAATTCTTGTTTGTGACATCCTCACTTTGATGGAATAGGGAAGATTCTGCTTTTCAAGCATTTCTTCGTGTTTGCGTCTTTTATACTCTTTATATTCTTCTATAGATGCAAAATCCGTACTCATATTTTTTCCTTTATCCCCTATCTCCCCCGATTATCTTTGCCAGCTTATGCAGAGGGCATTTGTTACATTTCTCATCAATCATCCGATCTTGCTCTTTTGCCGGATATGCTTCAGGAAAACGGCAATAATGATTGCATACTTCCCCTAATACCTTCATAACATCATCTTCCTGGTAGAGGATCGTTATCCCGTGCTGTCTGGCGTATTCCCATTCCGATAAGGCTCCAGGACTGTCTTTCCAGTTATTGAGCATATAAATGGTGTCGCACATTGATAACATTAAGAAGGACATCTTCATAAATTCTTCATAATTCGTACTTGCTGGCAAAGTGCTATTAGTACGAGCCGGATTTATGACTTCATATCCCAGGCGGATTAAGTAATCCTCCGTGTTATTGAACCGCATCATATACTCTTCTGCCGTCAGTCCCGATATCTTACCGCTGATATATACTTTCATAGTGTTCCTTTCTCAGATATATAAGGCCATTTCATAGCCCCGTTCTTCTATCTGCTTTTTGTACCGGTTACGCTTTGCCCGTTCAATGCACTCTTCACGATGGCGCTGATAGTAGCTTTTACAGTCCTTTTTATTCCGTTCAGCGCTCCGATAGATGTGGCTATCCGATTTAATACAGTTAGTACATTCCGCCTTAGTGCAAGATAGGCATTTACTTGCTATTTTGGTCATAAGTCCCCCTTAGATCGCCAGATTGCCAACATAATCAAACAAATTAAGCTGATTATCAGCATCATCGAGTGACTGAAGGTTCTTCCGGGCTTGTTCGTAGTATTCCTTTTTAAGCTCGATCCCTACGCCTTTACGCCCCATTTTGACCGCCTGGAATACTTCAGATCCGATACCCATAAAGGGAGTAAATACCGTATCGCCTTCCTTGGAGTACATTGTGATGCACCTCTCGATGACATCCAGCTGCAGCGGGCATATATGCCTTTCAGACTCTTCATCGGAAAACATCCGATTTAGAGTGTTGCTCTGATTTATATCCCACCACACCGGGCTGTTATACTCATCCCATATCGGGGAAGCATAGTCTTGCCATAGATCCACGGGGAAGGTTTCATTTGTGTGGGAGACACGATCCGGATTATCGCCGGGCTTTCTCATAAATACGACATAATCAGGGATACCCATTCTGCACATACAACTATCTTTTTTTATCTGCTTATGGAGTAATCCCAGCGCCTTAGTTCTCTGCATTGCCGTTACGGGGTTTTTCCAGATGCACGTTTCTGAATGGTATATAAAGCCATTCTCCTGAAAGAGCCGTATAAGATCGCCACGGAAGTCCCTAATACCGATATATCCATCCCGTTCCTTAGATGTGGGAAGGTTCATACAATGAACCGCCATAATACGCCCCGGCATCAGAATTCGGTATAATTCCTTAACGATGAAGGCAAAATGTGTGAAGAATTCCTCATCCGTCCGGCTGTTTCCAAGGTCCCTATCGCTATTAGAATAGGTATAGAGGGAAGAAAACGGCGGAGAGTAGATACTTAACCCCATAGAATTATCCGGAAAGTTCTTAATAATCTCCACGGTATCCCCGTTTATCAACGTATAACGGTCTGTTGTGTACTGATCTATTACTTTCATTTATGCTCCTTTCATAAAAGCTGGTAATTCAAATTGCTTATCTGGTTTATAGTCAAGGGTTATCCGTGTGGTATGCTGGATCTCCGATAATGTGACCTCTTTCATAAGGGCCGTCATCTGTTTCTGCATTTCATCCATCTGAGCCTGTTTCCGTTCGATGTTCTCCAGGATGGCCTTTTCTTTCTCAGATAGGATGATATATACGTTTACGGGTTTATCCTGTCCGAACCTCCAGCACCGGCGCACCGCCTGATAAAATCGCTCATAACTGTCCGATAGTCCGCAAAATATCTCATTATGACAGCTCTGAAAGTTTGAACCGAACCCGAAGATAGAAGGCTTACTTACTAAGCAGCGGATTTTACCATTTGCAAAGTCGATACTTGCCTGGGCCTTTGTCTCAGGATCATCAGCGCCCTTAATCTCCACGCATCCGTCAATCTTTCTCCGGAGCATATCGGATTCATCGTTATAATCCACCCATATCAGCCATTGAGAGTTGTCAGATTGCGTAAGCTCCACGGCTTTATCTGTTCTATCTTCCATTGACTCTTTCCGGGCTTCACGGCGTTCCTGTAAGGTCTCAGCCACTTTTACGAGTAGTTCATACTCTTCTACTTTCGATTCCGTAAGAATTGTCTGGATATTAAGCTCTGGAAGGTCATAGCCTTTAATCTGATAACCTAAATCCGCCGGGGAATTAAAATACATCGCCCACGTTGCGAACCATTCCCAAAACTTATTGACCCCCGCCTTTTTTAATCTCCAGTCCGATGTTTTCCCGCCATCGTGAACAAAATACGTGGATAACATTTCAGTCCGGCTCATTATTCCTAAGAATTCGCACGATGTCCCGATTTCTGTATAGTCATTAGGCGCTATCGTAGCGGTACAGAGTAACTTATACGGCGTATGTTTAAATCTATCTGTAAGCTCTCCCTGAGTCTTAGATGTGAAGGATTTGATTATTGAGCTCTCATCCAGCACGATCCCGATAAAATCATCTGCCTTGAAATGTTCCGCCATTTCATAGTTAGTGATATTTACGCCATCCTTGACATCCCGCTGCGATCTGCAAATATTGACCTGTCCTATGTCGAACTTATGAGCCTCTTCCGCCGTCTGCTTTACTACGGATAACGGGGATAATATGAGTACCTTCCCGCCCGTCTGCTTATGGATGCAAAAGGCCCATTCCAGGAGCATAAAGCTCTTACCAGTTCCGCATCCCGTAAGAATGGCGGCCTTGCCTTTTTTGAGGGCCCAGCGGACTATATCCCGCTGGAAGTCGAAGAGTTTATCCGATAGCCACTCTTCAGGGACATCAAATCCGGCCTTGATGGTCTGCAGCTCTTTCGATTTCAAGAATTCTTCATAGGTCATTTGTTTATCACCGCCTCTACTCTCCATCTGATCTGCCGCCCGTCCGATCTGGCTTCCGTGATAACATCCCCCGGATTGGGATTATTCCGATAATCAGAAAATTCCAACTCTCCCATCCGTTTTACTTCGAAATAGTTACTTGTTACCCGGCGATTAACGTATAAGAACTTTTCAAAGAGTGATAACAGGGAATGAGCATAATCAACGGCGTATCCTCTCAGATCCGTTCCCTTATATTCCTCTGCCTTGTCTCTCATCTGGATGAATGCCATATCGATGAGCTTATCCTCATCTTTAACATCCTCTGCGATGGCGCATAAGCTCTTAAAGGCCTTCCAGATCGCATTGCTGCACTCTCCTATCTCTTTTATCTTTTCTTCCTTTATTTCCATAGCTCTCCTTTCAATCAAAAGGATTATCATTATCGATATCCGTAAAATCTTCATCGGTGGATGCATTCTGAAAGCATTTCTCCGGCTTTGTTGGAGCATCCTTACTTTCCGATGTATTGTCATATATCCGCTTTGATGTTTCGCAAAAGTTACATACAGTACCCTTAAAATCTACTTTTCCGTTTCCGGTACGGTTCTTTAGGACCTTAATGAGCCTCTGATCCTCACCGTATACGCCATTCTCGATATCCTTTTTTGAGGGCCGTTCATAACTGAGAACGGCATCAGCCAGATTTGTGATTTCCGAACTACCTAATACATCATCATTTTCATCGGCGGCGGTAAATCCGCTCTGTTTACGTTTGTGAGCGATTAACAGGATCATCACATTGTATTCCATAGCCATACGTGCCAAAGTCTTACATAACCGCTCCTGGCGGTCTGATTTTTCCCCGCCCTTATTGTCGAAGATATCGATAGCAGTCATTAAGTTATCCACAAGTATCACTCGGCATCCGAACTGGATGATGCATCGCTCGATGGTCTTTATCAGATCTTCTGTCTCATCCGTTATCACGCTGGTATCATAGATATAAACCTTATCCCGATAGTAATTCCGTATAGTCTCCTGATCTTCCTTGCTTATCTTCGGGATTTTCTGGTATCGGCCTACATCCTCATAGTAGATATGATCCTTTCCGGCTATTTGTAGATCCAGCCATTTCTTTTGCGTTCTCTTCTCCAGTTCCCCGGAGTAGATAAAAGATACAAATCCGTTACTGATAGCCGATTTGATAATCATACTGGCTTCAGTACTCTTACCCTCTCCACGGCGGCCTGTTAAGATATTGAACGCCTTGAACGGTAATCCACCATTTAAGAGGTCATCAATGCGCCCGATCCCGACTGGAAGATGCTCTCGATCCTCGTTCTGGTCAAAGATATCCTCGATACGGGTTATCCTTTCCGGCATTTCCGCTTCAGCCGTATCAATGGCTTCTTTTATGGCCCCGCTGCCGTACTTCAGGAATAGCTCATTTGCATCTTTGCATCCCTTATACTTCTCCGGCCTAACGGATTTAACCAGCATCCACTTGAAACGCTTTTTAATGTCGTTTAGTAGAGTGATTTCCCCGTTCTCATAATCTCCAAATACAATGACTTCTTTGAACTTGTGGAGCCATTCCCAGCAATGCGGAATCCACGTAAATCCCTTCTTTCCTGTTGGTACTGATACGGCGTTTTCAAAGCCGCACGATGCCACCGTCAAGCTATCAATCTGGCCTTCTGTAATTATCAAGGTACTGTTATCAAGATTGCATTGAGCCATTCCATAGAGGATAGGCCTCATATTAGCTTCAGCCCATTCCTTGTTTTTATCCTTTTCCAGGTCAAAATCGGTCTTACGGTATTTAACGAATTCCACATATCCCGTAGCGCCCTCAAAAGGAAAAGCGATAATGTTATCCGTTCCCTTCTTTGTGGTTATCCCGTACTTTGAGACTATTTCCGGCTCTATGCCCCTCTTATTGCAGAGGTATTCAATTACTACGCTTTTCGGTTCTTTATTGTCAGATGGTCGATATCTCTTCCAGGTCGATAAATCCCTCTCATATTCAGCCAGTTCCGCCCCTAAATCGAAATGGAAATCCCGATGGAGTGTCAGCATATTACCTTTTGCCCCGCAAGAGGCCCGAAGGCATACAAAAGCGCCTGTTTCAAGATTTATCGAAAAGGTATTCTTATCTTTTTTGCTATGGCAATACGGGCATTCCGTGAATTGTAGTTCCCTATCCCGTACTACCTTATATCGAGCTCCAACGAAATCAGCGAACCGGAAAGCATCTTCCCGCTTGAAATCGTATATGCTGCCCATTTTTTTACCCTGATCTACTGTAAATATTCCTTGAATATCCGCTTGTTCTCTTCTTCTTCCATTCTCCGCTGGCGCTCGATCATCAGCTCTCGTTTTTCCGCATCGGTCAGAGGGGGTTTATTATTTCTTTCTCTTTCTTTATTTATTCTTTTATATTCTTCATCTGGTGTCGGTTCCCTGTCGGCATCGTGTCGGTACGTTGTCTCTTTTGTGTCGTTTTCCATGTCGGTTGACTGATACAAATCATAGTTATTGACCGTAAATATCGTAAATTTACCGTGTCGCTTTCGTGTCAGCTCTCCTGTCGTTTCAAGGTGGAAAATTGCCGTTCTTACACTCCGTACCCCTAATCCATTTGATTTTGCTAATGTTTCAAGGCTTGCAATGAACTCGCCCCGCTTAAATGCTATGCCTTTCCAGCTTCCGTCTTTCCAGTTTGCCCTTAATAGGCAATCGATGAATATCTTGAACGTGAATGGCTCTTCATACCATTCCCAATCTCGTATCTTTTTATAGAGCTTAATAAAAGCCTGTTTACTCTGTTTCCTTTGCCCCATTAAGCTCCCCCCTCTCTAATCGTTCTTTGAAGTCCCGATATAGGATTTCCTTAATCAACCTTCCGCTGGTTTCAGACTTACACATAATCACTTGGATGTTGTACCGGATCATCCAGGCCGTTATACTTGCTAAGAATGCCATCGGATGAAGCCTTGACTCATATTTGCCGTTTATCAAGTTCTCCCAGGATGCGTTTTCGATAAGCAAAAACATCTTAGCTTGATGCTCTTTTGCTCTTTCCATTTCCGCCTGAAAGCGCTTTCTGTCTCTCGTGAAACATCCCGCCAGCTCATCAAGGTTCATTTTCCGTTCGACAGCGCAATATGGATAAATCCGCTCTTTAAGGTCAAATAGTGGATGCCCGTTTATCACGGCGCTATAGGTATAGTCACCGTAATCCAGCGTGGCCCGCTCGTAAGGTACGGAAAAAGCCTTATAGCGTTTCCGTGCTCTTTCCGTATCTTGTTCACGGCGGTCACATAGAATGATTAGGGAATTAAGCGCCTCTTCATTCCGGAGAATGTCAATCGAACGGCGTTTCACTCGGACTTCCTTCGGGAACATTCACGAAGTCGGCTATAGCGGTATCATCGGCAGCGTGGTTCTCTATAGCCTTTTTATAACTGTCTCTTACCTTCGGATCAGGGACCTTCAAATCGGGTTTATCAACTTCATTAACGGCCATCGGATAGCGGACTTCCGTATACTTGATAGGCTTTCCGTCAATGCCCGTCCAAGTCTCTGCAAACATAAGGCCGATAGAGAGATCCTTCCAGCGGGCTTCGTTCCAGTCCCAGGTATATCCCGTATTGGACTCTTCAAAGGCATTAGTCCACCTTGCAAAGGTGTTTTTTGTCCAGCCATCTCTCTCAGATCCGTCATCCATAGGAACGTAGATCGTGGCCTTGCCCTTCCACTTCTTATCTTCAGCCGTGTTCTCATCATACTGAGTACGGAAGAAATCCTTATACTCTCCATCCGTGATATCGAAGTGGATAACGATCCTGTCAGAATTGCCATCCTTGCCCTGTTCATACTTCACGTTCAGGATCTTTGCCTTGTACGCTCCAGGCGGCAGCTTTGCCCCTCCCTTAAACTTTGCAGCTTCCTTTGCTTCATCAAATCCGTTAAATGACTTCATAGCTTATGCCTCCTTCTTATTTTTTGATTTTGTTGTAGTTGTAGTTGCAGATAATCCGTAATAATCACGGATAGCGGTATCCACGGCCTTCAGATCATTCGGTATCCGAACATCCGGGAACATTCCCGCCGGTGTTTTTGCCGTGGTATATCCGTCACTCTGAGTGATGAAGAAATGCTCCGTTCCTTCTACCTGGGCCAGTAATACTATGGAAAAACATCCCTCAACAGTCAGCTGATTATCCAGCATCTTTCCTACTGTCTTAGCTTTCGTGCGTCCCGTATTGCTATCGATTTCGGTATGATGTAAAAAATACACGATTACATCATCCGGTATGCCGTGATTGATATAATGGATAAGGTTACGGAAGTGGAGAGCTATATCCGTAAATTTTCCATAGCCTGTTTCCTTTGCCTTATCAAACATCTCATTCACAAGTAAATACTGTGAATCATCGATAATATAGGCCTTACGCTTCGGGTCCTTGAGGACATTCCCGATCATTTCATAAGTCGCATTCTTAGCGACCTGAAAGCCTTTCTCATTCTTAAAAGGTAAGAACGACTTTTCTACGGCAAATATGCCAACCTCGGAAGGATCATAATTCCTGATAGAATATGATTTTCCACTTCCCGACTCGCCCATTACTAATACTGGAAATCCCATAACTTACCTCCTTATTTAATCTTTAATTCATCGCCAGCAGACTCATAAACGGCAAAATCAATCTTTTTCCCGCCCTTTATAGCGTCTCTGATCTTGACCTTATCCGCTGATATTTCTGTCTTAATCCGCTGATATTCTTCCGGGATCTCTGTCTCAGGAATAAGAAGCTGGACTGTCGGTCTCTTGGGTTTAATGCTGAAAGAATGGAGCGCCGTTTTGATATTCGTGCGTCCGGTACTCTTCATAGCATCATAAAGGCGCTCCTCCATACGGCGGATAACGTTCTCATTGCGCTTTATAACGGTATCCATAAGCTTTTTCTCAGCCTTTGCCGCATCGATATTGAACATACAGCGCTGCCTTACGTAGTAATATCCGTCTGCCTTGCTATCCATCGCTGTGAGTATTTCAGATAAGAGCTCATCAAACGCCGCCTGATCTTCTTCCTTTTCGGCTTTAACTTCGTCTGAATCCTCTTCATAGATTTCGGGATAATCCATTGCGAAAAGCGCCTGGAATTCACCCGTAAGATTGAATAATGAAAGCTCTGATTTGTCTTTAACTTCTATCATATTTGTCCTTTCTGTGGTATAATAAAAACGGCATTGAAATTCGTTACGCATAGCCTTCTTCTGAAGCCTTGATAGTCGCTACCTATCAGGGCTTCAACCTATCTGGAGCTGATTAGCGATATCCTTAATCATCGCCCAGCCACTATCAAACGCCACGTTGATCTTCTTAATTCCGCCACCCTCAAATTCTGCGATAACGGTATCCTTATCATCCGATAAGGTCAGATCCACCAGATCTTCACCGGCTCTCGTAGCCTGGATCGCTGCTAATAAGAAATGTAATATCCTCTGTTTGTTTTCTTTCATCGTGTCTCCCTTCATCCTTTTGCCGGAATGATCCGTATAAATATCATTCCTTTTGTTTCCTTCATCCATTCCTGGCATTCCCGCAAATTATCGAACCGAAAATCTGCTGAAAGGCCCGCTTCAATAGTTCCCTGATGGACCCTGTCAGCTCTCACGGCGCTTTTTCCTTGCCCCGTGGTTCTACCGTAGCCCGTATCGCGAATTTCATATAGGCCGATGTAATCTCCCAGCTCGTAGCCGTTCTCAGTTTCACGGGCCTTATACACTTCCATCGCACATCCGTAGCTTTCCGGTGTATATGCAACGTGGCCTTTCTGGACCTTATCGCCGTGGCTTCCGATAGTCCCTCGATAATATCCCGTGGTTTCCGTCAGCCTATGAGCCGTGCCATCCTCGTGGTAGAGATAATCCCCCGCTTCAGTCGGCGGGTCCTGGTCCGCTATGATGTAAGACATCGCTAACTCGTGACAGGTCATTGCATAACAGTTAGATGTCATCGCCACAGACAGGGCCGTGATCAATAGTGCTTTTCTTAGCATTGCTTAACCTCCTTCCTTATTATTTGAAGATCCTCTTCTGTGAATGAGATATGCCTGAGCATTGAGCCCCATTCACATAGCCGCCAGCTCCCTGGATCTCGGAAGCGGGTCTGAAGTGTTTGATAGGGGATTCCCGTTTCACGGGAAAAGCTCATATCGGTATGGCCCGCTCTTTTGATGGCTCCACGGATGGTATTGGAGATTTTTGGAAAACGGCTCATTTTCCCTCCTTTTCAACTAAACCGAAATCATTAAGTAAAAAATTTATCTCGGAATAGCTGACGCCATACAATTTCTCAATAGCATTGATCTGTTTTACATTAGGAAAACTTCTCGCATTTTCCCAATTACTCAGGGTCTCAGGTGTAACACCGATACGCCCCGCTGCGGACTTCTGATCCAGCCCAGCATTTACTCTAAGAGCTTTTAAGGTTATCGCCATTTGTCTCCTCCTTTCTCAATATATGGGTTAAACCGAATTATTAAATACATCATAATGGGTTAAACCGAAAATGTCAAGAAAAATATTCTTTTCCCTTGAATATTTTTTCGTTTTATCCGATAATGCTTATGGGAGGGCGAAAATATGACAGAGAATAAAGAAGTAATGGCAAGGAACATCAAATACTATATGGAATTAAATCACGTTAATTCTACAGAGATATGTAAAGCTCTCGGATTTAAGCAGAGCACTTTTTCGAATTGGATCAATGCAAAGATTTATCCTCGTATTGATAAGATTGAAAAGATGGCTAATTATTTCGGGATTTCTAAAGCCGATCTTGTAGAAGAGAAAGAATGGGAGCCATATACGCCGCCCGAAGATACTCCAACCTTTACCGTACCGTGGATGGAATACGGCGCAAAACATAGCGTTATTGTTACACCTGAAGAGATTGAACTATTAAATTCCTTTAGAAAAGCTCCAGAGGAAGATAAAAAAGCTGCATTAAGGTTGTTATCCTATGCAATTATGCTAAAGGAAAATAACGATGGCCACCGCTAAACGGCTCCCATCTGGCTCCTGGCGTGTTCAGGTATATTCTCATTTAGATAAAGATGGGAAAAAGCATAAAATCAGCTTTACGGCTGCCACAAAGAAGGAAGCTGAGCTGAAGGCTGCAGAATGGCAGAATGGGAAGCGGTCACTCTCTAAAGATGATCCAACTATTCAGGATGCTCTTGAGCGATTTATCAAAGCTAAATCAGGCGTATTATCGCCCTCTACAATTAGAGGATACAATAATATGCTTTTCCGCTATGGTCCGATTAACAGTATTAAGATTTCTAAATTATCAAATGAAAGATATCAGCTCTTTATTTCCGATCTGGCTCAGAGAGTAAGCCCGAAGACAGTAGCGAATGTTCACGGCCTATTGATGTCCGCTATCCGATTATATATCCCGGATAAATCATTCCGTGTCACCCTTCCGAAGATCCAGAAGGTAATCAAACAAGCTCCGACCGATAAAGATATCCAGCTCCTGTTTAATACGGCTTCAAATCAATTAAAACTCTGTATCGCCCTGGCTGCATTCGGATCTATGCGCCGTGGAGAGATATCAGCCTTGAAATATGGGGATATAAAGGATAATACGATCTATATTCACGCTGATATGGTCAAGGATAGCTCCGGCGAATGGGTTTATAAACCACCTAAAGAGCGCGATAGTACGAGAGTGATTATTCTTCCTGATGCGATTATTTCCCTGATTGGATCAGGATCTGGCCAGGATTATATCATTAAATGGACCCCTGACAGCATCACAAAGCGATTTATTGAGCATCGCAATAAATGTGGGCTTTCTATACGTTTCCACGATCTCCGGCATTATTTCGCCAGCATCGGAGCCGTTCTTCAGATCCCTACGAATTATCTTGAAAGTTTTGGCGGCTGGAAACAAGGCGGTAAAACTATGAGAGAAATCTATCAGAATAATATTCAGCCGATGTCAGAATTATACGCCCTGAAAATGACAGAGCATTTTAATGATTTAATCTCAGAAGGTTCCCACAATAGTTCCCACGGAAATGAAAAAAGTCCGTAAATATCGGACTTTCCAAAGTGGAGTAGAGGGGAGTCGAACCCGTCTCAAAAACACACGCAAAACCGCATATTTACTGACATTTCCCCCGTTTTTACTATCGGAAAATGTAAAATCTTTATCCGCATAGATAAAGGCTTTATGAAGGGTAATAATAAAAGGTTCCCATGAAGGTTCCCACGAAATTAAAAAAGACGGGACAGGATAATTAAATCCCGCCCCGTCAAAAGGAGAAGTATGGATTTATGAAGAAGTCGTTTTTAATGCCTCCCTCGTCTTCGGACCGCACTTTCCATCCCATTCCTTGTCATCGCCAGAAAATGCCTTCTTTTGGAAATCCAGCAATGCCCCGATGGTAAGATTATCGGCGATCCCGTTGACCACGAGCTTATATCCCTTCTTATTTAGCTCATATTGCATCCAGCGGACATCATTTCCTTTAGAATTAAGCTTTACGGTTTTTACCGGCTCAGGATAAGGATTTCTGTTAATAGGCTGAGTTTCGGTCACTCCCCCAGATAGAAAAAGTGTTCTCTCCGCTTCTCTCCGGCGTGTAAGCCCCGATAAGACTTTCCCGCCGCCTTTGTTATATAAGAGCATAGCGTCTGCGATCTGAGGGAGAGTGCGCCCTGTTATGAGCTTGTGAAGGTTATTAGCTCCGCAATTATAGGTAAACGATACAAGAGCATCAAACTGATTCTGATTTAATACAAGCCCCGTGGCGTTAACTACCTTTTCAAACTTCTGTAAATCAACTATCAGATATGCTTCTGCCTGTCCCTGTGTGATAATGGCATTAGGCGCAACATCTGGACCATAGTGTCCGTATCCAATAGTATAGTAATATTCTGTCGGCACGGGTTTATAGGCTTGAAGTCGGCAACCTTCAAACTGTTTGATTAAAGCTATCCCCTTTTCAGATGTTTTCATAGGATTACCTCTTAAACTGTTCAATCGCTTCGATTACCTTCTCGTAACTCAACGTAGCACATAGGATAGAGAAAAAAGCCATACAGAGAGCCTTAAATATAAGCTGAATGTTCAGCTCTGCCATCTGCATAATCACAGGATAAGCTACACACACCACCGCTGAAATAATAACGGCTATGATAGCGGCTATGATGTTTGATACATAAGGCTTTGATGCCTTCTTGTAGAAGGTCTTAACACACTCCGTTGTCAGAGTGGTTAGAACGCTTATAAGTGCTAATATTTCCAGATTGATGATTTCCATAATGTACCTCCTTAGTCAAGGAATTTTGAGGGATTTTCTAAGCCCTCAGCGTAATAGTTATTCAAAAACAGCGTTGCCGCCGTGGTCTTTCCGTTCCTAAATTCTGGATGCCCGTTGCAATAGCGGTTGTAGTGATCTATATTGTCAATGGTATCGTCCCACGTTTCTTTACTGAACATCTGCCCCCTCCTAACAGAATCAGCAAAGTGCAATACCTCCGTTCTTGACCTCTGAGCCTTGTCTTTCTCAATCATATCCTCAATGTCATTTAGGCGCTTAGGGATTGCGGCGAAAGCCTTGATGGATTCCCAAGGATTTAACTGGAGTGGAGACACCTCCACAAGTGACAGCACCACCGCTACAAGTGCCACCTCTTTAATTGTTGACGGTATAGATAATATTTCTATAATCTCATTGATTGTCATTGTTTTATCCTTAAAAAGGAAGGAGCGGTTTCCCGCCCCTCCCGTGGTTGATTAGTTACGTTTATCCGACAGGATATAAGAAGGTTCCGTAAATCTTGTTTGTTGTGTCAGTAGAAGGATTTGTCATTAACCCTCCTTCGGTATCATTGTTTATCGGGGCTATTGTCAATGCGTGATGATTTCCTGCGGTAGAAAATATCATACTTGATAAACTTGCCCCACCACTCGGTTTAGGTAAGCCCGTCAATATAAGGGTATTAGCTGACGGTACGTTAGCAAAGGTCACGTTGTTTAACCTAACAAAACATATCCCATTCCTTATACGATATTGAACTCTGCTATCTGATGTTGTAACAATATAGTTGTTTACTATATTGTCTTTAATATCAATATAAGCGTTTGTGTTCATCATGCTTTGTATCTTACTTGTTGCCATTCTATTCTCGGCGTGTGGCTGTTTATAACGTATATGTACCCGATAACCAAGCATTGCCCGTGAGCGGCGTTAAAGTTCCGGGCCAATTAGTAAGTGATGAAAATGAACCCTTTAATACTACGGTAATGCAATTAGTATTTGCAGATAAAGCTGCAGTATCAATATAGCTTGTAACGTTCCAACGGCTCTGATTTATCCTCCCATTCTTACCGCATGCGGTTATTTCTAACGAGGTGATATTTATTGTCCCAACAGAACCATTACTATTTTGGGAAAGTGGGAACGGGAGACGCATGTAAATCACATTGTCACTACCTTCTGCATCCGTTTGTCCGAACCAATATCTGTTTACAGAATTACTTAACGTCTGCGTTCTTTGACTATTTGCAATGCTCGGAGTTTGAATTTTACTAACAGCCACGGGGAATCACCCCCTTACGCCTCAGACCTCCTTTCGGAAGTCTTATCGGAGAACAAGTAATTAGTGTGCCTGTCCTCCTTTCTTCTGATATAGGGAAGTACCCCCCCCCAATAACTCATGTTATTCATTCTGCTACCTCCGTTCTTCTTTCGTTGGTTTCTCCATACGTAATTATCCCGTCACTTCTCAGAATGTACGCTGAATGATAGGGGATATCGCTAACATCTGCCGCCGCACATACTGTATGCCACGCCGACTTTGCCTGTGCTTCATTCTCATACACCGTATAAAGTACGCCGTAATTTCCTGCTTTGTCGATCTGAACCTCGATTACTATATAAAACACTTTTAATCACCTCCTTTATCTTGTTCTTTGAAGCCTTAATAGTATATTGGTTGTCCCGCTGATAGTACCGCTGATTGTTACGCTACCATTTGAAGTGGTAACATCTGCCCCACCATTAGTGCCGCTAATATATGCACTCGGATTTGAAACTTCAAAACTTGCAATTTCCATGTCTGACGTAATTTCTGCATCATTCTGCGTTACCGGGAAGGATGAAACAGAAGTAAACAAAACCTTTTTCAGTTTTGCTTCAGCGTTCACCTCATTTATAGCCGCAACAGGGCTTGACTTATCCGTAGTGTCAAGGTTACTTAATCCCCCCGCCGCATAGTCCTTAATCTGCTCCATAGTAGCCTTGACGGTTGTGCCGCTGTCTACTATCGGCGTGATCTGGCTATCACTTATCGAAGCCGCCGCTCCCAATTGACTTATCTTAATATCAGCCATTTCTTTAACTCCTTTCTTAGTAGTCTATTATCAAGTTATCCCCGGATTCCGTGAGAAGTCCGTCCCCGGATTCCGTTGTGAGATAAATTGCTCCAAAAAGTAACTGCATGAGTGCTTCGAAAGCATTTATCTTATTAAGAGCCGTTCCGATAGCGGCTATCATATCTGAATACTTAGAAGCCGCTTGGTCACTCCAATAATGAGCATTATTGGTGTTCGTGCCGTAGGTGTTGATATCCGTTGGATAGGTAGCCCAACTCTTAGCAATCTCTGCCGCCTCCGTTGCCGTGGTCTCGGATTCCAACGCATCATTAGCGCTTGAGGCCGCCTGTTCCGAATAATACTTCGAATTATTATGATAGGCTGGATCTGAACTCTCCACGGGGGTCCCGTTCTTCGTTCCCACGGCCCAGGCTTCAGCGTTCTCCATCTGCTCCGTAGCCAGCGCAATGATTAACGGTAATTCCGTATCAGATACATCCACATCATCCACAAGGCCAGCCTGTTCAACTTCCATAATGAATAAGGCCGTTCCTACTACCTGGCTATTATTCAGGAGCTTAATCTTACAATTTACGGGACCTTCTACCGCCGTCATCTGAGCCGTGGTATTAACCGTGACTACATTCCCGGCTATTGAAGCAGCATACTGAAAGCCGTGATTATCTGGTTTAGTGCCCTCGATCTGGGCCATGGTCCCCGCTGCAAGCGAAGCCGGGCTCCCGTGGTCATAGAGCGTAAATGTCAATGTACGCTCTACATCGTGCTGTGATACGTGTACCACCGGGATTATTCCGCCCGGCGTTACATCCAACAGCGTATTCTGTATCTGAATTGCCATCTCATACTCCTTTCATATTTAATATCTTTGTAAGCTCAAGGCGGACAGTTCCGAAGATGAGCTTTACAAGTCCGTTTTTCTGGATCTCACGCCCAGACAGGATCGAATTATACGAAACGCCCTCGTGGATGATATTGACCTCTTGACCTATAGCCATTGTCAAAGGATTTATCATCGAATCATCCTTCTTGTATGTCAGCTCGATATAATTGCTGTATTTGTTTGAGGAAAAGGCTTTCTTTGCTATCTCGCCAGCATCCTGAGTGATTATCGTCCCGGATTCCGTTTCAACATCCTCTTCATACTCAGGAGATCCGAAGTACGCCGCATAAGCGGTATTAAAATCGGAATTTGTCAGCGGAGCTGAGGGCTCTACTATATCTGTATAGGAATTCCCGCCCGTAGTATGAACATATACATCAGCATCACCAGATACTAATACTTTTTTGTTTATAACCGTAGAATAGGAATACGTTATCGAACTATCTCCGATATTCAGATAAGCAGCATCAACATTATATCCGCCATTTGTGGCCCATCCACCCGCTGCATTCGGAGAGAATTCAATATTCTTATCACCGATAACAATAGGATCATTGGTTGTATAAGTATCAACATTCTCAGCTACCGTACCAATCAGAGCGTGAGTAACATAATGCTCTCGTACCTTTGGCATCAGGAAATTAAGCGCTGAATTTAAGGCCGTGACCTGGCTCTGGCTTAATGTATATGATGCTTCAGCATAATTATTGATGATCTTCTTACTCTCATCGAGCTCAGTATCTATCTTTTCCTTTGCTTCCGTATAAGTATCCAGAACGTGGATCTCATTCACTACCGGATAGATCCGATCAGAATTAACCTGTGAATAAGTCCCATCAGTATGAAGATAGTAGTTGTATACCCTGTTATAGTGAGTATCATAGATAGATACCTTATTCACTTCCTTATTAGTCTTACGGATTACTATGTTCTTATTCAGGTCATTCTGGAGATCCGCTTCGATGGTCTTAGCTGTAGCGCTTAACTTCCCGATTCCCACATAAAAGCGCTTCTGAGCTACATTAAAGTAAATCTTGAAGAATATGTTATAGAGCTCCGTAGCCTTCAGGATCAGATCATTCATTAGGTTGATTATCACGGCGGAATCATCGGTGAAATCCTTCGTATTGAAAAAATCCATTATCCCCGTAGTGGAGCTGGTAGTCGTGATATTGCTCGACATAAGGCCCGTGATATTCTGCTGAGTATCTGAATTATTGATATAATCACTCACTAAGCAGCTCTTTATAACGCTCTCAATACTCGCATCCAGCGTGGATTGTGAATCAATGTAAATCTCATTATTAAAAAGCGTTACCAGCTGAGAGTATTCGATGGTATTCTGAGATATACCTTCCTCATAACCGGATATAACACCCTGGTATTCCTCATCATCACGGAATATCCGTATATACCATCCTCTTGGAGCTCGTGGCTCATTAGAGATCGCCTTAGGTTGAAAGGTTTTCGGTACGGATATGGTATTCTTTTCCGGGCTTATAGCGTCATATTTATATGTCAAATCCGTTTCATTGATTAAAGCGTTATATATGAAGTTAAAGCTCCGATCAAATATCTCTAATTCAAACGGTTTCATATAGTATCTTACCCTCTATCGTAATGAGTGAAGCGCCTGATACCGTGAATGTATTTGAGCCCTTCATTAGCAGCGGGAACCTCTTAGTAGAGAAGTTCGATTTCCCGTATAGGTCCGTCTTAGTTCCCCCGGATGATACCTTATAGATCTGGTAGGGATTTGTGTCCGTTCTGACATACGTAGTATCCGTGGATGCTATCGTTACGCCTGTTAAAGTCCCGCTCGTAACAGTAACGCCGCCCACGCTCTGAGACCACGACAGGTTGGCGTTGCTCTTTGTTACTCCTGAAAAAGATAAACAACACGGACTTTCTATCAGCGAGTCCGATATGATTGATACGCTGGCCCCGTTATTGCTCTTTTTGATGTCCTGATACCACATCGAGAGCGGGATCAGCTCAATTCCCACATCCATCCCAAGGCTGGAGTTTATCTCTGACTTTTCTACGGCCCCAGGAACGCAATCCAGCAGAAATTCACCGCCCGGAATGCGATATACAAGCGTAAGCGGGATCTGCTGGAGAAAGTTCCGGAATTGAAGATAGCGATTATATGCGCTTACTGTCACGCCGGACTTAAACATTATCTGGCCCTTGATAGGAGTCTGATTGAAGCCATCCTGGATTATCTCGTATCTGCTTCCTATTTTCTGGAAGGTCGCATTACGTTCAAATCCTAAGCCGGATGGCTCGTGAAAGAAGTTATCAAACGAATTAAGCCGATACACTTCCCCGGTATTGTTTTTTAATGAGAATTGCCGCATATCTTACCCCTTAACTGTTAAGCGCCGCTCCTAATGTCTTATTTATTCGTGAAGATAAGCCTGTAATGTCCATCGTATCCACGGCGTTCTGAAGCACTAACTGAAGTGCCTGTTTTACCGTGCTTTTCTCATCCTGGATACCTTCAGCAAATGACTTCATTGTAGAGCTTCCCATTTTCTGGAATACAGATGAAGTACCGCCGGACATTCCCAGCGCCGTTTCTGCTGACTTAACGGCATCTTCGGCGGCGGTCTTTGTAGCGGTTGTTACTTCATCGGCATTATCAGTCACGGCTCTTGCCGTATTTGTTACTCCGTCCGTAGCGATAGTCACTATCTCATCCGTGGTACTCTGGATCACGTTCTTCTGATTTTCCCCTTCCGTTTCAAGGGCAGAGGTAATTTCCTCTTCACTACTCGTAATAGTAGTAGTAATCGTAGTAAAATGCGTTCCTAAAGTATCCACGAGCTCCTGAGTAGCAGCCGTGACGGAATTTTGGCCTTCAACGCTCTGTTTCATTGCCGTCATTACTGACTGGAACTTTTCAGAGTTGGTTTCCGCCTCTGTCGCTAACTCTTCAAGTAATGAAGTAGCTTCAGGGCCTTTTTCTGCTAGCTTATTAACCAGCTCTGTATATTCCGTAGATGCTCCGTAATTGGCATTGCTTATAGCCTTAGTTAAAGCCTCTGAGAAGTTTTCTGAAACTTCAGCATTTTTTCTAAGGTTCTCCGTGATACTATCGAGCGTATCTTCAGTAGTGGCCTTTAATTCCCCGAAAAGCGGATTAACGCCCGTTACCGTGGATTCAACGGCCTCTTGGAACTTCAGTAATGCTTTTTCTTGTTCTTCCGTTCTCTGAACGATATTACCCGTAGCATCCGTGTATGTTGATGCTTGTTCTTCAATAGCGGCGGTATTCTCTTCCACCACTTCCGTATTCTCTTGAATTGCGGAGCTGGTTTCTTCGAATAATTCCTTCTGCTTTGCTACGGTCTCATCGGCTGTCCTTAGAGTATCCTCTAATTCTTCAATCTTTTCTTTCTGGAATACGATCTTATCAGCCGTAATTGCCGCCTGATCGCTTCCCGCTGCCGACTCTTCTCTGTATTCGGCCTCAGTAGCCTTTAATTCTCTTACGGCTTCATTTAATTCCTTGCTGACTTCCAGGCGTTTCTTTTCAGCCTCAAATAACCCCTCAGATATCTCTTCAAGGTCCTTTTGCGCTGCCTGGGCCATATACTGTTGCATTAATGCATCAGCATCTTTCAATACGGCCTGAGAATGCTCATCGAGTTTGCCTGTCTGATCGTCAATAGCCAGATTCAGATCTGGCATTATGGTATTCAGCTCCGATACGATCTCTTTCTGCCGTATCTGCTCTTCGATAGTCAGAGAGGTTTTCTTCTGAAGGTTCTCCAGTTCACTCTTCAGGTTCTTTGCCATTGCCGCTTCAAGTTTCATATTAGCGGCATCATCGGCCCTCTTCTGAGCGCTTTCATTTAAGCTATCAGCAAGATTGGAAGCGCTTTTACTAAGGCTTTCCGTACTATTTGCACTATCCCCGGCAAGAGCGCTATATGTACCAAGAGCGCCTACGGCAAATCCCAGAGCCGTAACAATTAACCCTATAGGATTGGCGTTCATAGCGCCGTTTAGTATCGTCTGAGCGACAGCAGCGCCTTCTTCGGCGGTGGTTAAAGCCATATAAGCCGCCTGACACGCATACACAATAGGAGTGACCGTTTTGGTAGCAAGCTGGGCCGTTATCATTCCGGCAATCAATGAAGTCACGGTTTCGGCATTATCCATTAACCACGTTAATCCGTCTATGACATTCGGAAGGGCATCCATAGCAAATTCAAGCGTTCTATTGCTTAAATCTTCGAAAGCATCCCCCATACGCCGGAGAGATACACCCATATCGCCGTTTTCGATATCGGTCTTTAATTTTCCAATGACTTCCGTGGCATTCTGTACGGAAGTACGGGCCGCATCATCAAAGCAATCCTCAAACGCAATCGCTAAGCCTTCAAGAGCGGAATTCATAATGGTAACATCGCCCTTTAGGTTGTCATTCATCTGAGCTGCCATACGTGCGGCGGCCCCGTCTGCGTTCTGTATGCTTTTTGTCAGCTTGTCAAAATCCGTCTGGCTGGCGTTCAGGATCGCCAGGAAACCGGATACGGCATTCTTACCTACAATCGCCTGAGCATTGGCTTTCTTTTCGGACTCCGATAAACCGCTGAATGCTGAACGTAAATCCACGATGATATCATTAAATGAGCGCATAGTGCCATCGGCATTAGTGGTCTTAACCGCTAAATCGCCTATCTCATCCGATGAAATCTTGATATCTCCGCCCATTTCTAAAAGGATACGGCGGAGAGAAGTACCCGCCTGACTTGCCTTGATTCCGGCATTGGCCATTAAACCAATACCTACGGCCACATCTTCAACGGACATACTAAGAGCTCCGGCTACAGGAGCGGCATACTTAAATGTCTCGCCCATCATTCCGACATTAGTATTTGCATTACTTGAAGCCTGAGCCAGTACATCCGCAAAATGTCCGCTATCTTCTGCAGAGAGACCGAACGCCGTCAAAGCATCCGTTACGATGTCGGAAGTAGCCGCCAAGCTCTCCCCAGATGCGGCGGCAAGGTTCATTATTCCCGGAAGGCCTGAAAGCATCTCATCCGTTTTCCATCCGGCCATAGCCATATAATTAAGAGCTTCGGCGGACTCTGTAGCGCTAAATACCGTAGTAGCGCCCATTTCCTTTGCTTTCTCTTCCAGCTTTGCCATATCCTCAGCGCTTGCGCCAGATATAGCTCCTACCTTAGACATTGCCGCATCGAAATTAGATCCAGCATCATAGGCGGATTTTGCTACGGTTTTTAACCCCGAAGCCAGCATTTTAACGCCCTGAAGGATTACTTCACTTGCCAGATTAGCTTTAAGGACATCTCCGAATACAGATATCTGGTCTTTTGTTTCGGAAGTCTCTCTCCCTAAATTATCGATACTGTGAGCGGTTCCGTCCGTAGAATTCTTAGCTTCTTCCAGATACTTTTCATTTCTTTTCAGCTCTGTATCGAGATTAGCCAGATCCGTCTTAGCGTTATTCCCCGCCGTGGCGTACTGGTTCATCTTCTTTCCGGCAGCATCATAGGCTTTCTGAGAGCCGTCCAGTTTTCTCTCTAATTCCGATACTATCTGCTTCTGAGAAGTAAGCTCCGCATCCGTAGCTTTCCCAGATTTCTCCATACCCGTAAGGGCTTTTTGGGCCTCTTCCAGCTCTTTCGTGTATTTGTCGATTTCCTTTGCGGCTTCATCCTGTTTCTTCTTAGCATCATCAAACATCTTAGAGTAGATATCTACTTTCTTCGACATCTGATCATACTGTTTCATCAGGATCTCGTCTTTTTGGGTAAGGGCCTCGATTGAATTGGCATTTTCCTTATTTACGGCGTTTGCCAGCTTCATTTCTGAGCGCAATTCTGCCAGATTAGATTTAATCTGTTTCAGATCCGAATTATATTTATTTGCACCCTCTAAAGAAATAGAGCCGCCGATGTTCTTTGTAGCCATCTCATACCACCTTAAATACTAAAAATGGAGTCAATCTTTTTATGCGCCTGTTGATATGCTTTAATCTCCTTTTCCACATCGGAAAACAGGAGACCTTTTGCTTTGAAATTGTGAATATACTTATACGCCTGATATTGATCTATATATTTTCCGAAGGTATAAAATCCTATATCCGCATCAGGGATAAGGAACTCTACCCGCATCATCATATATAGATAGTCAAAATCTATGTGGTTATCTTCCTCTTGCGGCGTGTTGTTGTCATCTTCGATTTTTTTTTAACATTAAAACAGCGATTAAACTCATCGTGGAGAATAACCGCCAACTCACTAAACGGGATAAAACAACCCTCACGGATATCATCGAGCGGTAATTCTTCCCATTCTTTCCCCGTCTGGCGGGCATCTATGCGCTGGCCTTCACGGATCATTAGATATAATCCGTATACGATAGCCTTTATCTTCGGTTCACCCTGAGTGCTGATAATCAATCCGTTATCATCCCTTTTTAGTTCCCCGTTCTCAATAATCGGCGTTAAGCCCAGCAGATCCCTTTCAAATCTATTCACGGATGTGAATTTTTCCTGGATTACTTCCAATACGTTAAGATCACAATAAAGCGGATACTTAACACCGTTTATTTCGATGTGATTTAGTTCGATTTCTCTCATACTTCACCCATTAAAAAGGGAGCGCCATAATAGCGCCCCCCTTCAGCTTAAATCCTTATATTTATGCGGATACGGCCATATTGAAAGTAGTCTTGATGAATGCAAGCGCTGATGCGGCATCATCAAAAGGCTTCCTGTCAATCCACACGCTATACTTGTCACCGATCGCAAGTCCCGCAATAGAGGGATTGTTGAAGGTGATGGAATCACCCTTCGTTGCGAAGCTCTCTGCACCTTCAGAGAACTGAACGCAAGTCAGGATGGATGCAACGTACTTTCTCACACCGTCCACAACCTCGTCAATGACTACTCCAACACCTACATAGTTGGATTCATCTGTGGTCTTCTTGATGACCTCTCCAGTAGAAGTATCAACGGTATGGCCGAATACGGTCTCTGCAGCCTCGATAGGAAGCGTAGTAGTTCCAAGGGTCACATTAGCGTTGGTAAAGGCCTTCTCATATTCAGCCTGTTCATCATCGCCGTAAAGTGAACCTTCGGAGTAATTAGGCGTTACTTCCAGGGATACGGCCTTACCACAAGTAAAGCCATCGGAGTATACGCCAGTTGATCTGTTGTACTTAGCGATTATAGGATATCTCAATCCGAAATATGCCATCTTTTTATTCCTCTCTTTCTTCCGTTATTGTTACCTCAAATATTGTCTGTCTAATCGGGATCTGGTTTTCCAGATAGACATAGCTCTCGCAATTTGTCACAATCCCGATTGACTCCAGATATGTTTTAATGGTCTCTTTCAAGGCCATATAGTTATAAGTATGCGGAGTGAATAGATTAACGGATATATAGGCGGTATCGAATAATACTTCATTGTCTCCGAAATTAACGGGCCTTTCATCCTGATAGGTGAATGTTATCCACTTATCACTTGAACCTTCATATAAATCGGGTTTTACGGGTAGTTTTGTAAGATTATTCAATTCCATAATGAGTGCATTTACATTCATTTATTAGCTCCCGTGATCTCTTCCCATTTCTTCTGGAGTTTATCCAGTATTTCACTCTGACAGGAATTCACCGCTGGCGTTAACCAGGGACGTGCTGGCTGATTGGCTCTTCCATAATTCAGCCAGATAGCTTTTAGTGCATTGCTTACGGTATATTTCCGTGAATGCGTGGTACTTCCTAAGTAGTGATTTTTACTTTCACCCTTGATATAAACATTCGTGATCCACGCATCCGTGTTGGTTTTCTTAGGTTTCGTAACTGATATCCCTCTGACAAGTTCCCCCGTTCCGTTACGTATAACGCTTGTTAAATGCCGTGTTATTGATGTTTCCAATATTGGAAGCACCGTATCCAGCATTTCAGGAGCTATCTCATCAAAATTATTATCAGTTAGTTCCTTCAGATAATCTTCAGGAATATCGAACCCTAAATCAGCCACTTTCAAACCTCATATTTTCCGCAAGCGTAAGCTCCGTAAGCTCTCTATCCCGTCTCTCATAAGCCCGATATACGGCATACCGGATGCCGTTATACTCTGCGAACTTTTCACCGTCATATTCATAAGAGTGCAAGACGGCGGTATGCACGGCATTTACGCCGTGTTCCGCCGCCTGATAGAACTCTATAGCTTTAACGGCTTGCATATTACAATATACATCCGTCTTTGTTTCCTTTCCCGCAATGGGAAATCCGTCCGCATCCTGTCCGCCGTCCGCTATTTTTACAAGCGTGACGATATCACTCCACTTATTCATGCGCTATCACCCCAGTCTGTATAACCCGAAGCCATACTCAGCTGTGCTTTCTGCTCATCATAGGCCTCTTTCAGGGACTTCCAATGATCCGAAGTTGAAGGCTCTCCGAAGTACAGCTTACAATAAAGGATAATAGCTCTTGATATTAGCGCATCGATGGTAGTTGCCCCCGCTTCAAGGCTCTCATTCCGTACCCCGGCTATTCCGAGATCGAGTTTAGCAGCTTCGATGAGGTCAAGTATCTCAGCATCAAAACTGTTTATCGATATTCTCAATGCAAGTTTAACATTTTCCAGCATAATGCGCTCCTTTATCATCAAGCCGTAGCGGATGATACGCTGATAACAGCGAAGGCCTCATCTACTACAGGCTTACCATCGCAGAGTGCCATTCCACGATATACAGTAGATCCCTTTCTGAACTCTACAGAGCCATCGCTCTCAATAGCGATATCCTTTGCAAAGTTGAAAGCGTATCCATCACGGAAGTTTCCGAAGAGGATATTGTCATAGTCAGCGGTATCAGCAGATTCTTCAAGGATAACCCTATGGCCTAACAGAGTATAAACAGGCGCACGATCTACACCAGCAACGCCCTGAACCACCAAAGGCCTCTTCTGGTCATCCTTAAGGGTCATAACCTTGTTAAAGAAGGTTGCAGAGCTCATTACAAAGATAGCATCCCTGTGATAAGCACCGGGAACGGCGGCCATAGCTGCCAGGATATTGTCATAAGTTGCGGTCGATGCAACAGGAGTAAGGCCAGGAATAACGCCAGTAGGCTGTCCAGATCCGGAGCCGTTAAGAACTGCAGCACAGATAGCAGCGATCATCTTCCTTGCAAGGGTATTAACTAACCAGCTCTGGAATACGGGGATAGCGGCTGCCTGAATGTCGGCGGTGATCTCGATGGTCTTTATCAGCTTGTACATTGACAGAGAAACGCTGTCAACTTCATCGGAAGAGTCCGTTGAAGCGGTCCCGATTGCCTTCCAGCTTGCATCGTTTACGGTCTTAGCATAAGGGATCTGAACGTATCCGGGGAACCTCATAATGTTAATCTCAGCATAGAGCGGATTATCCTCCAGCTTTCCGTAGATCTGATTAACAAGCTCCGTAGGAATGATATCGGCTGCGCTGGTGAGTGCGCCTCTCTCTTCTACTGTCAGATCCTTACCCATTAAATTCTTAAGATATGCATCCCTGTACTCTACAGTATCAGGCGCAAAAGTTCTATTTTCTTCCACGATCTTATCCTCCACTATTGTTTCAACTATTACATTGTTACTATCTGCGACTTTTGCCGCAAGTGCCGCTCTTTTTTCAGCTAAGTCCTTGAGCTCTTTAGTTCTCTCATCAAGAGCATCAACTTCAGCCGTAAGAGCATCCAGATCAGCGCCTTCGGCGGTCATCTCTTCAGATATGGCTGCCTTGCGCTCTTCGATACCCTCTGCATTAAGGGCCTTGATTTCTTCAAGTGTCATCGTTATACCTCCATCAATCTGAGTTTTAATGCTATTAGTTTCCGAGTCCGTTCCTCTGCAAGTTTTCTCTGGGTTTCCTCCAGCTCTTTTTTGATGATTCCATCGCAAAAGGACCTCGCACTTATGCTCGTTCCGTCATTTGCCGGAATAGACACCGCTGAAACATCATACAACTTGCCGATTTTAGTAATGGTACGGGTTATGATGCGCTGCGTCCCTTCGGTTCTACGGTCAACATTCTCATCCGTTACCGTAAAGGCAAAGCTCATCTTGTCTGTATAGCCGCCCTTTATCTCCTGATAGAGCTGGCGGCCTATCTCCGTACCACCTAAATCGGCTGATATAAATAATCCCCTGGCATCCGTCCGGACATCAAGGGTATTATTTCTCACTCTTGCGAATACGTGGCCACGATGGTCATATTGCATTATGACATCCCTCATATCGGCCCCGATGAATGCTCCGGCATCCACGGCTTCAAGTATCCGCATTTCTTCATCCTCATAAAGTACATAAGGATCGTTGAATGTAGTGGCGTAGCCTTGAACTACCATCCTATCATCTACATCCGCCGGGCTCATTTGCATATCCCGGTACTGTATTCCCTTTTCAATTCTCTGTAAGATTTCCTGTGTCATTGTCGTTTACCTCATCATTAACATCATCAGCGTTTTTATATTCCCCCCTGACGGTTCTTACATCTCCGCCTTCAACAGGATCAAGATTGAGGATTTCACGGGATTCATTGATAGTAAATATCCCACGATCCATAAACTGAGCGATCATTTCCAACTTATCCTTGTTACTCATATATTGCATCCTGTTTGCCGTTGCTATGATGCGATTTCCGTTCATTCTTTCCGTCTTACTGAAAAGCATCCGGGAAAGGACATCTGAAAACTGAATAGCAAATGGCTCGATAGCGCCTTCATAAAATGCACCCCACGCATCGCCCAGGACTTTATTCTGTAGCACCTCTTCATTCACACCGAAGTAATTAAAGACATTCGTCTGGATCAGCTCTCTTTCCTTCGGGTTTATCGAGTATGCGTGATAGTCAATCTGCCGGATATCATCATAGGTATTCGGGAATAACAGTAATCCGCCGCCTTCAGCCTCTTTACTGAAGTTTTCCCGTGAAAAACGCTGCCGTTCCTTTGCCAGATCTTCAGCAAATGAGAAGTTATTAACCCGTGCCATAAATCTGAAGGTATTGGAATTCTTCACGGCTTCAGATACGCCCTGATTCTGTAAATCTATCAAGGCCATCGTATCATTTAAGGCCGTATTAGGCGTTCCGAAAAAGTCATCTTTATACTGATATTTTGTAAGGATACCTGTCTCATTCAGGGGCATTGCCGCTATATTACCCGTAACAAAGCGATATCTTATCCACGGATTACCATTTTCATCCTGAACAAGACTCGTGTTGCTGGGTAATATAGGATAAATGCCCTGTATCTCCCCTAAAGCTCCTAATATTGGAACGATAAAAGCCGTACATTGCATATCAAGGATCGTTGATAACCGGTAAAAGAACTGAGCCCAGCTCTGATAATCATTCGGCGATTCTTTTATCCTCTTTTTGAACGGTCCTTTTGATGCTCCAAGCGCCTGGATCTGCAATTTGCTAATATGCCTTGCCCTTGCATCAATAGCCGCCCTCACCAGCTCACTCTCGTATATCTGTCCGCCCCACGTAGAGAACATCGGAGTATAGCTCGTAAATGTCTCAAAAAAGCTGGATGCCTGTTGTTCTTTCGGTTTTTTGAAAATAAAATCAAATAATCCCATAGCTATTACCTTTTGTTTTCCAGTTGATGCCCTATATCATTAAACCATTTCTGTCTCACACAAAAAGCATCAGAAAGCGCCGCCATTCCGTCTATATGGGCTGTCGGCGATAACTTAACAAGACGGATTTTGCTATTCTCTGTATCCAGCTTTATAGCTGAATTTAAGAAGTGTATCTTCAAGAGGTCGTTATCCCCTATGTGGACTTTTCCGTCCTTTATTATTCCTTCCATTTCCCGAAGGACCGGACTGAGATTAGTACCCTGATACACATCATCCATGTGAAATCCGTATGCTGTCATATCCTGTACGAGATATTGGCTATTGTATCGGTCATATCCCACTTGCAGCGGGAGTATCTGGTACTTTTCCACCAGCTCCTTAAACCACCTGAAGCAATCGTTATAATCTACGAAATTCTCTCCAGATAGCTGCAATAGTCCCCGCTGGATGTATGTCCTATACGGTATCTGGTCCCGATCCGTAGCTTCGTCAATCTTCTCTGCCGGTAAAAAGAACTTTGAAAATACATATAATTCTCCGTCCTTCTCTATCAGTACACAGCACGATGTCAGGTCCGTTGTCATAGAAAGGTCAATACCGCCTACACAGTAGGACTTCCGGAAATCCTCCAGATTGAGAGGCTTTCCGATGCAAAGATTGATATCCTGTGTGGATAACCACGCCTGAGAGCTATTCTGTTTGATATTACAGTACTTAGTAAGGAACTCCGTCTTTTTACTGAGTGAATTCCGTGCTATGTCTATCTCATCCAGGATGAATTGTACCGGTACGGATTCACCTAACCCCGGAAGGCTCTTCCGTAGTTCATTGATATCATCCCATTTATCCGTATCGTCAATCGTATAAAAAACGGGTAAAAGCCTTTTTTCTTCACTCTCACCCATCAAAAAGCGTGTACCACGCTTAAATAGCTCATCATATATACCATCATTGACATATCCACCGGATGATATCGATAGGGTTATCGGCTCTACCCTTGCACCCGTTCCGGATGTCATTACTTCATACTGTTTCAAGCCTCTTTCAGCTTGCCAGGAGCTCATCTCATCGGCTACGGTCAACATCGGGTTGTATCCGTCAGCTTTCTTTTCGGAAAACGCTATCTTTTTAATGACCGTGTTTGTACTGTCTATGATGTAATCATATTTCCGCTTACGGGTCCGCTTTGCCAGATCAGGATTTTTATCCTTAGTAAACTCAAAAGCGGAAAATACTAAATCGCTCTGATCCAGCTTCGGAGCGATACAGTATATCTCAGATCCGAATTCACCATCTACATACGCCGTATAAGCGATAATCGAGCTGGCCAGCAGAGTTTTGCCACATTTCCGGCCCACAAAAAGCGCCACTTCTTTGAATTGCCGCTTACCCTTATCATCTACTATTCCGTAGATACACGATATAAAGGCCTTTTCCCATAATGAGAGCTTCAAAACTCCCGGCGCAAGTTTACCTTTATTATGTCTGCAAAAGGTCTCGATAAACTTTATCGCCCTATTTGCCTTCTGGTTATTAAAAAAGTATGTCCCGTCTTGAATTCGATCTATTATCAACTCATATAAGAGCTCTATCCATTTTCCAACCGTCTCCGAACCGTCTTTGATTTTCTGGTAATATGCCAGGATGTAATTAGTCATCTAAGAACTCCGCTAAACTGTCAGCTTTTTCTTCTGCTGGCTTTGCGGACTTGATGATATTTATCAAAGTTGCTACGGTTCCGTTGGCGGCGGTTGATGTACGGTTGTATTCCGTTATAGCTGGATTAGACATCAGATTTTTACTACCACGGACATATTCCTTTGTAACGGTCATCCCGTGTTCATCGATGGCCTTCTCCAGATCGTCCAGTATCCTGAGCTGAGTCTGGTATCTTTTGAAGGTAGTCTGGAATAAATAGTTATCAGATATCCCTAACCGCTCTGCATCTTTCAGGATCTTAGCCGCTTGATTTTTTAATTCAGTTTTTTCTTTTGTTTTTCTCATTTTCAGCACCCTCCATATTGGTTTCCCGCTGATTTTAATAAAAAATCTTAAATTTAATGAGAGAAAAAAACATAGG